CTACGCACGGCTCACCCCAGCGGAGCAAGTGAAGCTGGAGAAGCGGTTTGGCCGCCACGCTTCTGTCAGACGGGGCGCGGGTGGGTATCGGTTCCCCAATGGGGACACCACCAGCAGCGCGGCAGGCGTTAGGGACTACATTGCCGACCTGCCCGCGTAGGGCGGCATAGGACCAAGGGAGGTCACCGATGAGGCAGCAGACGCACGAATGTCATGTATGCGGCAAGGTGCTATCCCACCGCTGTGCAGCTCGGCTAGCTGATGAGTGCCCGGCGGTGCTTGAGCACTACCGGACCGACCAGCGGCACGTGAGGTATGTAGAGTGGAAGGGGGCATTCGACCAAAGGGCCAAGGGGGGCCACGCATGAGACTTAAGTACGTCCCGTATAACACCGCCCTCGCGGTGTTGCTAGAGCACATGAAACCTGGGTTCCACTCCCTGGCACTGTTGGAGCTCAGCGATGCCCAGGAACGGTCCGATGTGGCAGAGCATGAGGTGCGTGCCGCACAGCGCCAGAGCAGAATCACCGGCGAGGCTCTGAAAGACGCGTTCGACAAGTATGCGACAGAGCTGGGCATGACATCGGATGACCTGGCCAGCAGCTGCGGCCCGCCCGCCCGTGGTGGCTCGCGGGCACGGCCGTTGTTCCAGGCGAGCCGGTAGGCTCAGTTCGGGGTTGTAGTAGGGTTGGTTTATATTCCATAGGCAGGAGACAGCAGCATGCCATTGCCCAAGGCGGACTCACAGATAGGGCTTGAGGAGCACGTTGAGCCGGAGGACAGCGTCCGGTTCAATGAAGTCATGGAGGCCATTAAGAACATCGAGGATGCCCGTGACCCGGCCCGTGCAGCGGGTTCTAAGCTGCGCAAGGCCCAGAAGCGATTGACGGAGCTGGTGAGCCGTGGTGAGGTGGAGGGCAAGCGCCTGCGCTTTGGCCCCTTCGTCATTGATGGCGCCAGCGTGCAGCGGTACATTCCCGGCCCCGGCGAGCGGGAGGAACGGTTCCAATACAAGCTCGGCCGGTTGTAGCAGGTGCAGCCCGACATCTACAAGCCGTGGCTCAACACCATACTTCCCACCGCCTCTTGGCCTACAGCTGCCGCCGCAATCTTCTCGGCGTCGGCCAGCGCCGCCGCTGCGGCCCAGGATGTGTTGACAGAGCAGGCCGAGCGCACGTGGCGGGCAGCAACGGCCCGCCAGCGGCTCCAGGGCACGGCAGGGCGCAGCCCGGTGACCGTCCTGGTAGCAGGTGACAACCCCCAGCCATTGGAGGTGACCTGGGCCATGCATGAGCGAGCTGGCGGGGAGTATCTTGAATGGCACCTGCCATGTGGCTGTGCTTTTCACCCAAAGGGCAGCCGGGGGCCACACGTGCACCCGTGTGGCGGGCATGCTCCTATATCAACAGACACTACGAAGCGAGAATGGGAGGGTTGGACAATGGATGAACGGTTCAC